GATTGCTGAAGAACAGTCTGTAGAACGATTCCAACCAGCTGATGAACAAGCTGGTGGACCTCCCCAAGGTGGCTCACCTTTTGGCGGCGGTTCTAGTGATCAGAACCCCAGTGAACAAACTTGATAAATAATTGGAGATTAATATGCCTGACTATTCTGTAGATATGATAAATTTTGTAGTAGATCAAAAACCTAATGAGTTTGTTAACTCGTTCAATGCTCAAATGCAGCAGAAGGTGACAGATATTATTACTGGGTATAAAGCAGAGTTAGCTAAAGGTTATTTGGCTCCAAAAGAGCCTGAAGAAGAACAACAAGAAACCGAGGTTACATCAGATGAAGACTCTGAAACAAATACTTGAAGTATACGCACCTGATACTAAGGACGGTAAAGCCTTTATTCAGAAGCATGCTATCGTAAAGACGACCGATGCAAACAAGAACGGTGACGATGTATTCCAAGCCACCAATATTAAAAAAGCAGACCGTAAAAAAGAACTTCATGGCCATGAGCCAAAAGAAGACGAAAAGGTTTACGAGGAAGTAAGCATGTTTGCAGAGATGGAAAAGTCAATGGCGTATGCTATTGGTACTAAGTCTGCAATGAAGACTACTGGTGACAAACCACCTCTTGAAAAGTCTACAATTACTAAATCTCATAAGATTGCTAAGTCTATCCTTAAGAAGGAAGACTACAATGCTGAAGAGTTTAAATCATTCATCAAAGAACACACAGAACAAATGACTGATGAAGAACTGGATTTGATCGAACAGATTTACAACGATCTTGATGAAGAAGAAGCACAAACGTTTGTTTCAGTTGTTGAAGCTGGTGAGCTTGATTCCTTCTTAGAAGAACTCAACAAGGCATTGGAAGAATAATGGCAGAAATTATTAAACTCGTAGGTGTAGAGATAACATTAAATGGCACTGCCAACTTAGTGTCTTCTGCAACAGCTTTAAAAATTAGTAACGCCAACACAACTACAACAACAGTTTTAACTATAGTACCTGCTTCTGGTGCTAATACTACAACTACATTGTTAGCGTCATCTACTATTTTGTTGCAAAAAGCATCAGATGCTAAGATTGCATCTTCTTTGACTAGCTTAGTAACTGCAACTCCGATTGCATTCACCTAAGGACTATCATGAAACTCATTACAGAACTAAACGAAGACGTAAAATGTATCGTTGAAGAAAAAGAAGGCCAGAAGAAATTCTTCATTACTGGTCCTTTTATTCAGACAGAACAACAAAATAGAAACGGTCGTATCTACGGCCGTAGTATCATGGAGAAGGAAGTTAAGCGTTATAACGAGCAGTACGTTAGTACAAACCGTGCGCTTGGCGAGTTAGGCCACCCAGATGGTCCTTCCATTAACCTTGATAGAGTCTCTCATAAGATTGTTAGCTTGCAACAAGAAGGTAACGATTTTATTGGTAAGGCAGAAATTCTTGGAACACCAATGGGTGTCATTGCAAGAAACTTGTTGGAGAGTGGTGTTCGTCTTGGTGTCTCTACTCGAGGCATGGGTTCTGTATCACAGAAGAACGGTGTTACTTACGTTCAAGATGACTTCCATTTAGCAACTGCTGCTGACATTGTTGCAGATCCCTCCGCTCCCGACGCCTTCGTGCAAGGTATCATGGAAGGTGTTGAGTGGGTGTGGGATAACGGTATCCTTAAACAGCAACAAATTGAGAGATATAAAGAAGAGGTAGATAGTAGAATTGGTAAAAGAGATTACGAAGAAACTGCTATTAAAGTTTTCGAACACTTCCTCGGTTCTTTAAGAAATAAATAATATTATAAATAAATTAAATAGTTTAAGGAGAAACTAAATGGCTAAAGGAAAATCATTCGGAGACATTGTTAAATCAGTGCTATCCGAACAGACAATCGAAGAGACAATGGAAGTTGGTGGTGGTGCTACTGGTGGCGCCAAGGCTGCTGATCCCAATGGTGGTCAAGCTCCTGCTCGCAAAGGCGATAAGCGCAATAGCGATTCAATGGAGAAGGGTCAGAACCCTGATGGTACACCTATTGAGGACACAGACTCAAACAACAACACAAAACCAACAGGTGATGCATCTGGTGGTAACAAAGCTACGATCAAGGCTAAGCCTAGCGCAGCTTCTGGTTCGATGAAAGAACACATCGATGCTATTTTCAACAACGAAGATCTCTCAGAAGATTTCCGTACGAAAGCATCAACAATTTTCGAAGCTGCTGTGCAAGCACAGCTTCAAGAAGAGAAGACTAAGTTGGAAGAAGAGTTTGCTACTTCATTGGTTAAAGCCAAGGAAGAGTTGCAAGCAGACTTGGTTGAAAAACTAGACCAGTATACTACGTATGCTGCCGAACAGTGGATGGAAGAGAATCGTGTTGCGATCGAATCCTCACTGAAGTCTGAGATCACAGAAGATTTTATCAATGGACTCAAGGGTTTGTTCACAGAACATTACATCGAGATTCCAGAAGATAAGGTGGACGTATTGAGTCAAATGGCTGAGAAAGTCCAAGAACTCGAAGAGAAGCTTAACAGCGCTATCAACGAGAACATGGAATTGAAAGGTCAAGTTGACGAGAGCGTTCGTGAAAGAATCCTTGCAGATGTATCGGAAGGCCTTGCTGCGACTCAAGTTGAGAAGCTAGCAGCTTTAGCCGAAGGTGTCGACTTTGACAATTCTGAAAACTTTAAAAAGAAATTGGAACTTGTTAAAGAGAACTACTTCCCTTCAACAACTTCGTCCAAGAAATTGAACGAAGAAGCGGAAGATGAAGCTCTAGCATTGAACGAGGAAACTACGGCAAGTCCTAAGACAGGGGATAAAGCAGTTAATGCATACGTCTCAGCGTTGTCTAGAACTCTTAAGAAATAAGATTTATAAATAAATCAACTTAACCTGAAAATTTAAAGGGGAAAACTAAAATGTATGTAACTGAAGAACTACAATCTAAGTGGGGCCCAGTTCTTGATCACGAAGACTTACCTTCGATCAAAGACTCCCACAAGCGTAATGTGACCGCTACCATTCTCGAGAACACTGAACGTGCTCTTCGCGAATCTGGCGCACAAGGCGGATTCTTGACAGAATCTCCTATCAACGCTGTAACAAACGTTGCCAACTTCGATCCAGTTTTGATTAGCTTGGTTCGTCGTGCAATGCCTAACCTTGTCGCTTATGACATCTGCGGCGTTCAGCCAATGACTGGCCCTACAGGCTTGATCTTTGCTATGCGCAGCAAATATGCTAACAGCTCTGCTGTTGGTACAGAGAACTTCTACAATGAAGTTAACACTGCTTTCTCCACTGTTAAAGGTGGTGGTGCTCAGTTGGGTAATGCTCACACTGGTACTGCAGTTGGTGGTGCTTCTAGCAACACATTGAACTTGCCAGCTAACGGATACAACTTCGCTGAAGGTATGTCCACAGCTACTGCTGAAGCCTTGGGCGACAGCGGCGGTAATGCATTCCCAGAAATGGCATTCACGATTGACAAAGTAACTGTGACAGCTAAGTCACGTGCTTTGAAAGCTGAATACACAATGGAACTTGCACAAGACTTGAAAGCTATCCATGGTTTGGATGCTGAAACAGAATTGTCAAACATCTTGACTACAGAGATCTTGGCTGAGATCAACCGCGAAGTTATTCGTACAGTTAACGTTACTGCCGTTCGCGGTGCTAACACTGGCACGACAACTGCTGGCGTGTTTGATCTTGACACTGACTCTAACGGTCGTTGGATGGTTGAGAAGTTCAAAGGCTTGATGTTCCAAATCGAACGCGAAGCTAACCAAATTGCCAAAGACACACGTCGTGGTAAAGGTAACATCCTCATCTGCTCTTCAGACGTAGCTTCTGCATTGCAAATGGCTGGTGTGTTGGATTACGCTCCTGCGTTGAACAGCAACAACTTGCAAGTGGATGACACTGGCAATACTTTTGCTGGTGTGTTGAATGGTCGTATGCGTGTTTACATCGATCCATATGTCACAAACAACTACATGACAATTGGTTACAAAGGTTCTAATCCTTTCGACGCCGGTCTGTTCTACTGCCCATACGTTCCATTGCAAATGGTTCGCGCAGTTGACCAAGCTAACTTCCAACCAAAAATTGGATTTAAGACTCGTTACGGAATGGCTCCTAACCCATTCGCTAAGGGTATCACAGCAGCTAATGCTAGTGCTCTTATTGAAGTTGACTCTAACGTCTACTATCGTAGAGTTATTGTCTCTAACATATTGTAAACCGTACAATAATAATAAAGAACGGTATTAAAAAGGGGCTTCGGCCCCTTTTTTTTCGTCCGTATAAATACAAGCATGAGTGCATTAGACAACCAACCAACTAATATCAACTTTCTTTCTCCGCTTGGCTTCAAGTTTCAGATTAAGAAAACACCACACCTGAACTACTTTGTTCAGTCTGTCAATTTGCCAACTGTTTCAATTGGTACAGTTGAAGTCGGTACTCCGTTTACCAAGATTCCATTCCCAGGTGATAAGCTAACTTTCGGTCAGCTTGACGTTACGTTCAAGGTCGATGAGGATATGGAGAACTATACAGAGATCTTCAATTGGCTGATTGCAATGGGTCACCCAGACA